TCTATTTTGAGCGCGAAGATTTTTTCTATTTTCTCTTTCATCACCTCGCATTGCCGCTGCAGCATTTTCATCTTCATCGTCATCGTCATCATCTTTCGGTATCACCGGTTCCGGTGTTTCACCCCGGATACGATCATGATGAGGCTTAAGCCAGTCCTGGTGCCGCGGCATTTTGCGATTCCAGTGATGTTCGCGGCCGTCCTCATCATCGGGTGATGCATCAGTTTGAACTTCCTGATTCTCATCAGGATCAAATCCTTGCTTTTTAGCAAGTCTATTTTGAGCGCGAAGATTTTTTCTATTTTCTCTTTCATCTGCTTTATGAGCTTGTGCAGCATCATCATAATGCTTCATTCCTTCCGGTTCTTCAGAACCGACGCCGTATTTGAGCCCCGGTGGTTCCTCATCCATCCAATCATCATCTTCTTGATCTTCATCATCCTTACTAAAAATATTTTTAAGAATATCTCTTATACCGTGCGCTGATGCTGGGTTTATAACTACATCTATTTTACCTGGTTCATCTTCACAATCATCTATACCCATTATTCCCCCTTCATCTTCATCAGTTGTCTCATTGCTACCCGGGTGTGAAAAAGCATCACTTCCCCAACCAGATCTATTTGAATTAGGGCTTCCAAAATCTTCTGCATCTTCTGTACCGGTTCCTCTAAAAAACTCTTGCGCTGGTTGGCCGTTAATTTGCCCATCTGTATCTACTCGAGCATGCGAAGTGCCTTTATTATATATCAAATTGCCTTTATTGTCTGCCCTGCCTCCGGTATAACCCTCGTCTTCCAATTGCCTCGCAGCTCTTCGTTGTTGGCTCTCTTCTTCACCTTCGTATGTCTCCTCACTCTCTCCAAACGGATTTTCTAAAGGGTTTTGGTCTTCAGCACGTTGTGTAATCTGCCCTGTGCTATCATCGTAATCTCCGGTACCACCCGCACCTGGTTGAGTATTAACAGATCCACGGCCACCGGCGTAACCCATAGCTTCTGAATACACCTCACTTAAAAGTTCTAAATCTTTTTTACGATTCTTCCCTGCGTTCATGTTTATATTTATACGATACTGGTTTAAATAATGGTGTAATGGAAAATAAAAGAGATTACTATCTAGGCAACCCTAACCTCCCTACTGAAAATTCAAAATTCGAATGGACGCCGAAGATGTTAAAAGAGCTCAAAAAAGCAACACAAAATTTGCTTTATTTTGCTGAAAACTTCTTTTACATAGTAAACTTAGATAGAGGACGAGAAAAAATAAGTTTACACTCATGCCAGAAACGATCTTTAAGAAAGATGAGAGATAATCGCTTCTTTATATTATTAGCATCACGACAAATTGGTAAAACCACAATGATGACAATTTATACTTTATGGCATGCTTGTTTTAATAATGATCAACGTATATTAATTGTAGCTAATAAAGAAGGTACTGCAAAAGAAATATTTTCTAGAATAAGAATGGCATACGAAGAGCTACCAAACTGGTTAAAGCCGGGTGTAAGTGAATATGGTAAAGAGTCTTTAAAATTTACAAATGGTACAACAATTGGTATCAGCACCACCACCGGGACGGCTGCACGTGGTCAATCTATTAACGTATTAGTTCTTGATGAGTTGGCATTTATTGAACCTCACTTAGTTGAATCTTTTTGGAAATCTGTTTACCCTGTAATTTCTTCTTCTAAAAAATCAAAAGTTTTTATAGCATCAACTGCTAATGGAACAGATAATCTTTTTTACAAAATATGGAATGGTGCTATAGAAGAAACTAATGGTTGGGGGTTTGATAGAATTCTATGGGATGAAATCCCCGGTAGAGACGAAAAATGGAAAATAGAAACAATGCGAACAATTGGAAGCCAAGAAGCTTTCGATCAAGAATTTGGTTGCGAATTTTTATCAACGGGAGAAATGGCAATTAATGAAGAAATTTTTGAATTTTTAAAAATTAATTGTGGGAAGCCTAAAATTATCATGGAAGAGGAACATTACAAAATATGGAGGGAACCAGATGACCATGGTATATATGTTGTTGGTGTTGATATTGCTGAAGGATTAGGACAAAATGCCAGTGTTATACAAATACTAGATTTAAAAGACCTAACAAATATAGAACAAGTAGCCGTATATCATAGTACTGAAATTAACCCTTTTCATTTCACACAAAAATTATACGAAATTTTATTACAATGGGGTTCACCACCTGCTTTAATAGAAAGAAATAACTGTGGTGCTCAAGTTGTCGAACAATTATATTTTAATTTACGTTATGCCAATGTTGTAACGTACGGGGCCAATCAAGGAAAAATAAAAAATAATAAAGTCGGTGTTTTAGCACACACAAATACAAAATATAGATGTATTACAAATATGAGATATTTTGTAAACGAATTAAGATCGGTTAATATTAGAGAAATTGAAACACTTATTGAAATTAAAAACTTCGTAAAATATCCAAATGGTAAATGGGCCGCCAAACCTGGTATTAATATGCTAGATGATAGGGTAATGGCTTTAGGTTGGGCATTAATGGTATTAGACAACGAAGTAGTACAAAGATATTATGAAGTATTACGACAAGATGATAATGGAAGACCAGCTGAATTAAAAAGATATGATTATGGTATCCATACACCATTACAAAAAAACTGGTTAAGTGAAAACATAGAAGAAGCAGAATTGGATACAGTGGTTTTTAATGAAAAATTTGATATGGAAAATAACGCCGAGCTAGGAGTTATGAAATCGCGTGGTTGGGTTAATGCTGGTGATTTCCAAACGCAAAGATCTTATGCCCCTATTAGTGATTTAGGGTTGAATAAATAGTATTAATGCCTGTGAACTATAACCAGTCTCCTTTTAACAAGGAAAGAAAGGATAAATTTATTCTAGTTATCCCCACTCCTAAATTCTTAAAAGAAGACGTATCTGAGTTAGCTCGAAAAAACACTTTAGTTGATCCAGATAGTATACAATTTTCAATATTTGGTGGTGTCGTCCCACCGGTTTCTATACCCAACGTAGAAGCAAGATATTCAGGTCAAACATTGAATGTCACAAGCCATAATAGACCTGTTTACCCGCCTGTCAATGTTAAATTTACTATTGATAATAGATTTAACAATTATTGGTTTATTTACAAGTGGCTAGATAAATTGCAAGACGATAGAAAGGGGTATTTTAACCCAGATGAAGAATATAAAAAACGCGCTGTTGTAGAGAACGAATATATGGCTGATTTTACCATATATGCCTTAGATGAATATAATAAAAGAGTTGCTCAATTTGATTATACCAAGGCATTTCCTACATTTTTAGGTGGTATTGAATACTCTTACAGAGACCCGGGGGAAATAGAAACCCAATTCAGTTTTGCTTATAGTCAATTTTACACTACGCTGCTTCAACCGTAGTCTATTTAATTAAAAATTAAGTTTTACAAATTCTTTCTCTAAAAAACATAAATATACATATGTCGCAAAGAACTATTCAAAGTCCGGGTGTAGAAATTAATGAAGTCGATTTATCTCTAAGGAGCGCTGATAAAATCGGGACAACAATTTTTGTTGCGGGGTTCTCTCCTCAAGGACCTAGTGATGAAATCATACAGGTGTCGAGCTTATCAGAATTCGAATCAATTTACGGGCAACCTACAAATTCCGCAGAGCGGTATTTTTACCACACAATAGCTCAATCATTTAATAGTAGAGCTAATATTATGGTAAACAGATTACCATATGGTGTAAATTTAGGTGACGGGTTCACAAACAAATATTTCGCTACAGTGTACCCCGGTGTACCAATTAACAAAGAAGCATATATAGCCCAACTCGCGAGTGACGATAAGTACGGTACATACTGGAAGACTTTATCGGCTAACATTAATGTATCTGATGAATCCTCACCGGGAGTGCCAGACTCAACTACTTCACAATTTTCACCAGCGTCTTCTGGTAATACAGTTTATTACTTTTTAGGTAAACCAACATTCTTGACTTTAACTCAAGCTCAATATCAAGCTATTTTAGATGATTCTGCTATAGCATGGTCAAACACGCCTGGTAATCAAGGTTCGTTTAGTGTACCTCAAACCAGTACAGGTAATTTAACAACCGATTTAACCAATCTAGGTGGTGCTGCTGTTATCTTGCTTAATACCGCCAAAACAACAGTCAATAGTAAATTAGAAGGTTATTATTCTGGTTTAATAGATAACACCAACATATACCCAACTACAAAT